CAGCTCCAAACCATCCAAAGGCCAGAGTGAAAGCTCCAGCAATCATATAGAATTGTTTAGGTTCCATTCCAAATCTCGTGTTCACATATTTATGAACATCATCAATCGTTCCTGCTATTTTATAGTGCAGGCCGGCTATTCTCTCCTCCTTATCATATTGATGGAAGCAGAGTTCTGATTCTGAGATTGGTATAATCTCACCATATAGTTGCTTACAGGCGGTGATGAATAAGTTCGTAAACACATCATCAGTCATTTCACCTGGAAGTTTTTGTTCGAATGCAATCTTTGCAGTCCACCACGCTCGCGTGACTTTGTGAGCCTTTGCGGGATCCATACAAAAACATGCCGTTTTCACAATTCTTTGTGTGTAGGCTATTTCTTCGTATGTTACTTCTGACATCTTAATTGGTGCAAATAATTTTTGCAATTCTTTAAATTTGTCATCCGACATTATAGGTCTCATATCCGTATCGAAAAGAGATGTTGGCCTTTTACAATTCATGAAATCTTGTTGATGATCCCATGGGGAAAAGTGCACCGATCCAGTCAAATAATTGGAAAGTGTGCGATGTTTGTTCATGAAAACTTGATTCATGACAAAATCCCAGCTCCTCTTTTCGAGCTGTCCAGCTTGCGCAGTGAACTTTGGACGTGTCCAAGTTCCTGACTTACATCGTTGAATGGCATCATCCATATGATCTTCAAGAGATTGATGAAATCCCTCAAAGTATTTCATATTATTAATGGTAGTATTTACCACTCTTTCTGCAATATCCCAGAAACTTAGATTTGTCTCTCCTTCGATAACATTATCATTAGGAGAATCTTTATCAATCACATCAAACAAAATGCAGTCCAACATTGGATTCTTTGAATCCAACATCGAAGTATGTTTTCCATTCTGTTTCTCAGCTATGGCTTTATTAACCTTAGCTTGATCTAACACTTGAACTTCAATTCCATTCTGTGTGTCAGATTTAGCAAAATCTGGATGTGGTTTTTGTCTGATTTTCAAATCGACTCGACGAATAACTGCCTCCGCATTAGTTAGCGAAGACATATCGAATCTTGATCTGTTCGATGTCCATATAACGGACTTGGCTTGAAAATAAGTAGATCTCTTATCTTGTAGATCTGCCATATTTAGCTGCCAAAATGCTGTATTAGACATATGAATTGCTTCCAAAAATTCTTCATTTGGATTAGATTCATTGTCTTTTCGTGCTCCGAAGTCATCACATACAACGACATTGATACCTGATGAGTATCCATCCCAGAATTTAGCTCCTGGGCGTCGAAAATATGTTTTCTCATGAAGATCAGAAGTTTTGGTAACTCCAAGCGCTGCCTGTATTTCAGCAATTAACGCCCAGAGAATAGTTGATTTACCAACTCCTGAAGCTCCGAAGATATGTGTTATTGCTGGCGCAACACGAGGTTTAGTTTGCCCCGCGCCGCAATTACCAGCTGTCTCACGTGCCCTCATAAGGAACATGACACATTGATTAATCGCTGATCTCTCAGTGAATGGTACTTTTAACAAATCGAGTGTTCGAAGTATTGCCATTCCTCTTTGAAGAAGTGATTCAACAGTATTTTTCAACTGTTCATTATTCTTTAGGTCAGATTCAAATCCCGGCTTCATTATCGCCGAGACTTCATCCACCCAAGCATTAACATTTCTCCATTCATCCATAACTGGTCGTTCAACTCCAAATGTATTCTTACAAAAATCATCGATTGCAGTCGTTATCAAACCGGATCCAAGTTTATTTATATCTTGGACAGATTTGATAACTCCCGAAATTCGGGAGAATCGATTGAATATATTATCGAATTTTCCACCTCCAGGCATCATTCTAAGAAACACCAAAGACAAGAGTACTGAAATACCACCACCCATAAGGGGAATGAGTGAGGTAAAATCAAATCCGGTCTCTGCCATCTCAGAGAAATTTGCCTGAGCAGTGAATCGTTCAGCCATACTATCTTTTGCTGATTTATAAAATTCAGCAATTTTATTATAGATCATTGTGAAGAACTCAGTAGCTTTATGTACTACTGTGTCCCCCAATTGGAGATTCATGATAAATTGAGATATGCTCAATAAACATGTTGCGGGTCGATCAATGTTAGCCCAAACGTTGGCAATACACAAAGCTAAAGACATCAAATGTGATCGGAGGTTAGTAACCTTCGAAAAGATATCAAGTTTGTGCATAATCATGTCAACGAATGGTTCGTATCCGGTCAAGTCCATCTTATGTTCAATCGTAAATGAAGATGGAATGCTAGGCATCCCAAATTGCATTCTAAAACGTTCTTCAGAATTCTGTCGAACTCGCATTGAAACATAACCTTCAATTTCGTCCATATAAGCCAAAACCAACTTATTATACTTAGTTTGTTTCCTACGTGCTTGTGCACGCATAACATTGACAGTATAATCATCTGAGTGTAAGAGACATCTTACAGCTCGTTGGAATGCCCTATATTCAAAATCCGATCGCTCACAAATTCTCGCCATATCTCGTTTGCAACTCACGCCTTCAACAAGGCTCGCGAACGTAGTTGCAAAATTCTCTTGGAACAATTCAATTAGTTCCTGAAACACTTCGTTGGTATAGTATTTCTTGATCTTTGCATCTAAAACAGCATAAGAATTTACGTCTGAAAAGGATTTATCCATGTTTTCAAAAGAAGCTGAAGCCGCCATTGCTGGCATTTCTTCAACTCGAGCAGGTTTGCTCTCCTCACCGATGATGTCGGTAGCCGCGCTCAAGTGCTCACTTGAGTTGAGAAGATTAGTTTGTTCATTATTTTGTTGCATGTTTGGTCATTGATGGTTTAAGTTCGTAAACCTACGATCCATTTTATACATACTGGAAATGTCATCTTTTTACTTCGATGAGAAGGTACGGAAGGAAAATTACAACATTGGTCAAATGCTCGAAGTGTAAAATCTCTAAATAATACACATGAATAACCTTTATGAGATATTTTCGCAGAATAAATTCTGTTACTAATGTTCGGGGTTAAAGCAACACTTGTTCCAATGAGGACATTTATAACAATACTCAAATGAATATCCTATATTATCTTTCAACGGATAAAAATCATCGTCTGTTCAGTCAAAGCATCCATATAATAGAGTCAAGAGCCGATATAAATACGGGTAGTTGAAACTCTATCGCTGAAACATCTTTAAAAGATCCTAGCTATACAATTTTATAAAAATAAAAAGGTGGCTGGTAAAGCGAATCCACGCATCTAGGGTCAAAGGCCGACGCCCTAGTATGTTTAAAGCCCTTGCCAAGGCATCTACATATTTTACTTAACCGCGTG